TATCGCTAAGGCCACTGCCAACGTTAACTTTAATCTCTCGATCTTGGTCAATTCCTTCGCAGACGAGTGCTCCGAGCCTGCCTTCGTTTCTTCCTGTTCCTGCTTCAACTGCTGTTACCTCCAAATCTACTGTGATTACAGGCTTCCATTTTAGCCAATGATCATTGCGTTTGCACTCATAGGGTGCATCCATGTTCTTGATCATAATACCTTCAAAGCCAATGTTCACACAATACTCGGCGTACTGTTGCATACGCTCATGTTCTTCTGGCTTGTCTAAGTCATACTCCATTGCTTGATCAACTAGATGTACATATTCCAGTGGATCCATGTAGTCATACAAACTCTGTAACAGGTTCAGACGTTTGTATGCTTGCATATTACTGTGCCCTTCTTGGAACTCACGCAAAGGCATACAATCAAAGATGTAATAGTGTGTATCACTTGCGTCAGCATCATGCTTTCGGTTAGCCTGTCGCATCAGTTGTTGAAAACTGTCGCCTACAACTTCGCCATCAAACACTATATCATAACTTGCATTGTTTGCCATTAGGCGCAGTTCACTGGCAATGTGTGGAAAGTTTGTGAACTCTTTGCCATTGCGACTATACATCACAACAGGACCGTCACGCATGCAAATAGCAATTACACGCACACCGTCCAGTTTGGGTTCTACACGAACTTTGCCACGCAGTTTATTAGGGTGTCCTTTGCTGTCTTTGGCAAGTTGTACTTCAAATACAGGAATCTTCCATTCGCTGTTGCCCAGTACCTTGTTAAGTGTTTTTACACTAATACCGCAACGCAGGTCTTTGATAAGCACACGACGACACAATCCATTCCACTGCTCGCTGTCAAACTTTTCACTCATACGTTGTACAGCGTTGCGGGCCGCATCGCCTGTGATTTGACGGAAACGCAGTTTTTCACACAGTGCCCAGAACTCCACCCAAGGATTTTCCTTGCCTGTAAGATCTGCTGTTTCTGGTACTTGTTTGATGCCATACACAAAGTATGGATTGTATGCTAGATAACAGTTGTATAGAAATGCTTCAGCACTGCCGCTACCCAAACGAGCGGCGACAAGTGCTTTTTCGATTACACGTTCCTTGTGTAGCCTACTGTTATCACTTTCGAGATCACGAATCCAATCACTGGACACCGGTAATCCGTTGTGCTCCTTCTTGGAGGGTTGAAACTGTAGCATCGTAAGCCTCTCTGATGTTGTCTTTCTCTGTTGCATCTTTTACCACCGTTGCTGTTTGGTTAACACCTTCTCTAGCAAGGTCGACGACCCCATCTAAGTCGCCTTCGAGATACAGCCAACATGCTGTAAAACCTATTGCTACAAACACTAGAGCTCTGATCATGATTAACTCCTTACTAGATCAAAGATTTGTGACTTCAGACTTTCTATCTCATCACGCTCGAGAAAGAAGTCTGTCCTTGGATCCCAATATTCGTTGGCCTTGGGATCAAAATACACTACCCGGCCATTAGGAAATTCAAATGGACCTTTCAGTCCTTTACGCCGCTTGTACGCCTTTTGCACGGAGTGACTCCAAAGTAAGTTTATGAAGATATTCCTGTGTTTCCTTGTCAAAATTCTCAATGAGAAGTTTGCGTTTTTTCTGGTCTGCTTCCCAAAAGAGGTCAAGTAAAATACCTTTGAGAAAACCATTGATGCGAATCCAATGAATTGCACTTTCGTTTGGCTCATTGACTTCGTGGTATGCTTTCATTGTATCGACTGCTTTATCCATTGCCTGCATAACGTCGATGCTTGTTACTCTTTCTGACATAGGGCTCTCCTTACAATGTCTATACTACTATTATACATTGTTTAGCCGTTTTGTCAAGAGCGGATTACACGATTTTTTGCTTCTGTTGTGGTATATTGACTGCTGAGCAGTGTACCTTGATTTTGTACACCCTCTGTATCAAATGCTATGTTCTGACCAATGTTTGCATTACCTAGGCGCTGTATGTTGCGGCCTTCGCGCATTGCACCAACAATGGCCTGCCCTCCAAGGCTACTGAAATCAACGATGCGTTCCAGTAGTTCAGCACTACCTCCCTCTGTGGTATCTAGACCGTAGTTGGGTAGATTTTGAGCCATATTAAGAGCTGCATCATCGCTCGCTCTAACTGCTCCAAGGTCTTGATTATCCAGTCTGGTTTGATTTAAATATTCTCTTGCAAGTTGTTCGCTTATGCGTGTGCTGTTGCGAACAATGGTTTGTGCATTTGTGTTAGTTGCATAACCGTCAAGAATCGTTATAATTGCAGGTACAATACCATTCACCCAAGCCTCTTCGAATACTTCTGCGCTAGTAGCGCCTTCATAAGTTCCTGCACCAACATAGCCGGCTGTTATCACTACTTCCCATGCTGGACTACCGCCTGTCTCAGTTGGACCAAATGTTCCTGCACAAAATTCATTGATTGTGTCGTAGATACCTTGAGATGCTGTAATATTGTCTAACTCTCCAGCAGTTGCCATATCAGCTAAAACTGAGGCGTTTTGTGTCAATGGTGCCGCACTATTATATCCAGCGGCAAATCCAATAACATCACTTAGAACCATTTGACTAGAGTTGCCTGTTGCAAGCGACACTCCAGTTGCACTGTCTGTAACGTAAGTGTCTTTCCAATAATCAGCAACACCGGGTGGTACAGGACCTTCCTGTGCTTCAAGTAAAGTAAGGTCTTTTGTGCTTTCGAGACTGCTTATTGTATTTGATAAGTCACTTATATTACTGAGACTTAAACTTTTAATTTGTCCAAGACTCAATCCAAGTGCTGAGTTTGCCACAGCTAAATCCTCAGGCACAATTCCTTCTAGTTTCTGTCCTAATGCATTAAATTCGCTATTAACTGATCCATCTTCTGTGTATATACTTTTAAATCCAACACTTGCTGTTCTTAGGGGAGCAGTTAGCGTGTCAAATGTATCGGGGAACAACTTCTTTGGATCAAATAAATCCACGCCCGCTATAATGTTATCTTGGGTGTTTCCTAATATAGCCTTTACACTTTTTAAATCTGTTTTGTCTAGTTCATCAAACGCAGCAAACACTTGTTTTTGTATACTACTAGGTAAAGCAGGTCCAAGTTTTGCTATCGCATTAAGATCAATACCAGTTTCGCCAAGTGTTATGTCACCCGCGAAATCTGTAAAAGTTTCGCCTAATTGACCTAGAGTTTTGCTGTTTACAGAGATGTTTGCAACTTTGTCGTACATTGGACCGAGAGTGCCGGCTAAATCAAGGTTTGCTAACATTTGTCCTGGATTGCCTAAATTAGTGATGTTCTCAAGATTTATTGTGCCCCCAAGTTTTCCTAATTCTGAGCCAAAGTCGCTAAACGCTTCTGTAACACCTGCAATTCCGCCACTGATAAGATTATCCATACCAGTAAAAGTGCTTACACCAGCACCTGCAAGACTACTGGCCGCAGAGTTTATAAATTGATTTGCCTGGCCGATATAACTGCTTGCTGAATTGAGAATAGTACCGAACTTCCTAGCATCACCTGTGAGCACTCCTCCAACAAGACTACCGCTGCCTCCCACGGTTTTGCCTGCCCACTCAGTGGCCCAACCCATTGCATTGTTTAAACTACCAGCACCACTTGCTGTTGTTAGTAAACTGCTTACGTCTGGGGCGAATCCGCCTACAGCATCAAACAATCCACCACTAGCAAGGTTACCTGATATGCCATTCCATGCGTCGGTCATTGCGCTACTAAACCCAGCACCGCTCATTGAACTTAGTGCGCCTGACAATCCCGTGCCAAGAGCACCACCAGTAATACCACCTATACCCGATGTCACTGTAGCAAGGCTTGGTGCGATGCTTAAACCGGTTGCCGCGTCTGTAATTGTAGTTGTGATACCTGACAAACTACTAATTGGTGCCGCGCCAAAGGTTCCGGCTAACGCACCATTGGTAATCATACCGCCAGCGGCCGTCATTACCATTCCTGTTATCGCACCACTACACGCCATTTACGTTCCTGTAATCACATCTGTACTGCCTAAAGCACGACTGTGCCCGCAAGAATCAGGTATACCGACATACACCAGTGGTTTACCTTCAACTGTCACTGATGTACTGCCAAAAGTTACAATAGCAGCACAGTGAGCCGCACAGCCGGGTGCTCCGCAACAAGGATGTGGAGTCACCTTTGTTCCTGGTGTACATGCTGGTCGACCGTTTATTAAGACACTGCTGGCTCCAGCACCAATTGCTGCACCGCCGGCACTGTTTGGATCGCCAATTCTGACTGCTCCGGGCATTTTTTATCCTGCTAACATTTGCTTCGCTGTTGAAAGATCCAAGCCAGTTGTGGCTTCGGTGTATGCTTTCACAACGTCATCGCGAGCTGGTGTGCTCATTGCGATACTAGCAGTATTTATATCCACTTTTTTGAGGTCTGCGCTGAAAAGACT